CTCATCATCAATTTCTTCATCTGGCTTCATATCCTGACCAATAAAATCTTGAAAATCACGAATAAGTTTGTCAGAGTCTGTATGCATATTATAGCCAATTGCAGAGCAGAAAACTTCAGAATGTTCCACCATTTTGGTATAAAAATCATACATGAGCACACGTGCAACAACCAAATTATTTAGTGCGCACATGTAAAAAGGTCGAGTCTTGCCAGCCTCACATTTACTAATCTCACGAGGTTCATCTTTGAACTGCACATTAAAAATGTACTGATTAGTTTCTCCAAAGCCATAATTTCTCAATTCCTGGTTGACTTGATCCTTCAACGGGCCAATAGGTTCTCGTGTAGTATCGCCAACTAACGGAAGGTATTTCTCTTTCTTGCCCGGATAACCAAAAGCACCACTCGTGGAGACATTAATTCTCCTACTAAATGGATTGTCTGCAGTACCATTAACAGCATCCTGAACCCTCAAAGGACTCAAGCGATGTACACCTTTAGACACCAGGCCCTCAATAATATGACGAGTAAAACGTCTGACCACTACATCAAGAACATCGGAATCATATAGAGGAACAGGAATATCCATTTTCCTAAGGGCAATATTCTGAGGAGCTATATACTCACCATTTCTCCTGAATGGCATGAGAGGAGGAACTCCATAAATCAGTGTTGGCTCAAAAGCCAATTCCCTACACAAGAGACTCCTCATATCCTCACCGTACCCAGACTTAACAAGTCTAGAATATTTCTTGATCTTCGTAGGACCTGGCAGAGTACCAATACACTGAATATTAGGAAAATATTCCTGTCTGAAAGGAGATTTACGAGAAGGAAGAGTTCTAGGCATAATATATGCGCCTTGAGAATTCAAGGGTAACAACCGAGCTCGTGCTTTCAGAGTCTCAATAGCTTTTTCAATCTTACCCTTCTGTAAACGAACAGCAACTGCCGTCATAGGACATGAGACTCCTCCAGCCGCATGTATACCAATAACCGCACAGGACTTATCACCTACTTCAGCTACTATTGGATAACCACATAGTCCATCAAAATGCTCATATTGGTACTCTAGCATTTCATGCAAATCAACTTTACCTGTACGTGGGTCTGTTGAAAAGCCCCGTCCCTTGGGCACAATGCGTATAGGATGATCTCGCAAAACTCCCTTCATAGCTTTAGGACAATCGCCATCAATTAAATGACAGGTCTTGCGCCTAAAGCTACGTCCAATGGAGATAACTGAAACGTCTCCCCCCAAATGTTCAATACAATGAGGGAAAAGCTGAAGCACTTGAGCATCCGAAGGACTCTTGTCCCAGTCTCCAGACAAGGAAATATGAATAACAATATTCTCCATCTCACTAATGAGATGGGTATTAATCACAGCATAATTCCCTTCAATGCCAAATAGAAAAGCTTTTAAGACTTTGTCTTCTCTAATTCCCTTAGCAATAGACAAGCCACAAATCTTAATGGACATGACGTTACACATAATAGCCTTGAATAACTCCAAGGGTTCTCCTTTGTGTACGCCAAAGTCCAAATTGCACGCAATAGTATTACCATAGGGAAAGTGCTTAGCAGGAACATCAACGGCACGCGTATTTTTCATAACTTCAAGAAAACCTGCTCCTTCCAACTCATTGATCCGCTCATTCGCATCATCAGGATTAACAAAATCAGATAGATATGCTTCGGAAGACAGTTTCGAGCCACCTCCAATAGTTTTGTACCAGGTAAATACAAGTCCTGACAAACCACACATAGCGAGAATTATGAAATCCCCTCTATTAGTGGAAATAGTCTGTCCAAAAGTGTTCCACCCGATATAGTACAATAACTGACGAACATAAGTTGACTTATCACTCTGTAATTTCTCTAACCGCTGCTGGGTATATAATCTCGCAAGTACAAACCCAAAATTCTTCCACCGAAGAAAAGGGCAAATGGCAACTATCACCCAAGTCAAAAAATGACCAAAAGGTGAAAAATAGACGAAAGCCAATAACAGAAGGACAAGCCACCTAGTTGGACTAAAAACTATCTCAATGCCTGCAGATTTGGTAGCACTCATAACAATAGCACACTCCGAGAGCCTAGCACAAACACCAGCTACTCTCTTTGAATGTACATGAACATCACTCAAAAAAGAAAGAGCGCTATCAATCTTACAATGCAAAAATGCCCGAAAGAAAAAGGCAGGTGCTATAGCAGCACCCAAGATGTTTGCTTGTGATTTAAAACACTCCTTAGATTCTTCTACAGGGAGAGGATCTCCAAGATACTGTGCAAAATCATAATCAACATCAGAAAATTTCTCAACAAAGCCTTGATAAGCAAGATCTATCAAATCCGATTCATCGAGCTCATCCAAATCTACCAGCTCCAAAGGGGCAAACTCTTTCTTTTCCTCCAAGGAACGCAAAAAAGGCTCTACAAAACTGGAAGCATTGGCTTCTCGGAGAAAGTCCTGCTTCTTAATCCAAGCACGACAATAATCCAAAAACCAAATGCACATGCCCTCAACACGTCCCGTGTACAAAACGTTGGGCACAGAACGGCGTTCAAAGGCATGATACTCAGTACAGATAACAGTAAACCGATCCAAAATATTGCCACCAACTTCAATAGACTTAGCTGAATCCAAAGCCGTTGTACGTCTGCCATCATCCAATACTTTAATGTAGTCTTCATCAACAACAAATTCGCAAGTAATAAAACGACGGTCCATTGCTGAGGGAGTGTGCATACATTCCTTAGTATTCAAAGTAATGTTATTGCTATCAATAATAGCCATTTCAAGATCAGTATAAATCTTCCCTTTCCCATCAAACGCCATGTTGCACGGAAAAGGATTAGAGTCTATCAATGACTGCAATTCAGTTAATAACTCTGGAATTGAGGAACGTGCAATATCAGGATGTTCACAACCAACTTCAGAATAGAACCAAAAAGGTTGATTCG